ATTTCGTTTAAGATTACAAATTACTAGTTCTGCACAAGCAGCGGCAGAAGATTCAAATGTCAGACTGGCAGGCCTATCAACCTCATTTTATTTTTTTGTGCCAAGAGATGGGGCAAACCGGTTATTTTCAAATGCTCGTAATCGTAGATATTATGACATGAACGACGATATTGCTGAGCACGTGGCTCAAGGCGCTTGGTTTACTTAAGGGGATTTTATGGCATTTACAACACTCACAGGATTACGAATCAAGGTTCCGACTCGAGGGACGAGAAACTGGGATGCAGTTTTACTTACGGACACTTGGCAGGTGATTGCTCAACATCGTCACACTGGAGACCCGGATGGGTTACAGATTCCAACTGGCGGGATAGCGGACAACGCAATCAATGGTGCCAAGATTCGATTGGCTAATGACCAGTATTTAAGAGCGAGAAACCAGGCGGGTAATGGTGATCTCGATTTATGGAAAGCAAGTACATCAAATTTACTTACCCAGGGGATTTTATCGTCAGGATTTAGATTAGCGAACGAAGCCTATTTGATTGGTAGGAATAATGCAGACGATGCAGATATAAACATAGGCAGGGTTAACTCCTCTGATGTGATTGAGTTTGGTCAAGAGTCTATAGACTCTCAGTTTCTAGGTCAGCTTTTGCTACCTACAGATGCCACAACATCCGAAGGTGCTATTCGTTATGATGCGAACAGTAAAAAGTATTTAGGAAACGATGGTTCTGCAGAGATTTCTATTGGTGGCGATGATTCTTGGACCATGTCAGATTCTACCGACGGTCAGATTACATTCAACGCAGGATCTAGAGCGGTTAACGGAATTGTCACCGACATTGCTTCAGACATCACAACAAATGCAACAGTCGTTGCCTTAACAGATGACACTCTAACAGTTGTAGACGCATCAAACGGCTTTCTTTACGAAGCTTCCGACACAGTTCGAATCTATACTTTCTACGACATTATCAATGAAGAATTTGCAGCGATTGGAAACTCTTCAGATGATGCGAAGTGGGATTATCGAAACGAAGACCCCGACTTTGATATCAACCTCGCTCGATATGTTCCGATTGGGTATGTCGACGTAACCGCAACAGGCTCTCCAGGAGACGTAACTGTTGATATTACAAACTGGCCAGTGGGATCATGGACTACATTTAATAATGTGGCGGCTGCAGGGCCTTGGGAGACGTGGAGTCCTACAAACTCAAACTCTACAAACGCAACGCTCTTACAAACCAGGTTTCGTAGAGTTGGCAATTCAGTTGAATTTAAAGGAAGAATTCAATGGACTGGGGTGGGGTCTGGCACGACTTTAACTTTAAGTTATCCGGTTGCTCCTTCACCGAATATTATTTCAGGAAGTCAAAAAGTAAGCGTTGGTACGGCTGTATTCTCTACAACCGGCTCAGCGGCAAATTCAGACGTAGCCTCTTGCGATATAGATAATTCACAGACTGGAATTTTGTTTACTGAAGACGGAAACACAATTGACGGATCTCAATTTTCAAGTGGGGGCTTCTTAGATTTTTCTGGTTCTTATGAAATTAGCGCCGCTGATGGTTATAATCCAATCGCCGTTGCATTCCCGAGCATTAACGACTTAGTGACAACACTGCCTCTAGCTTCGAATTTAACATCCGATGGTGTTATAGCAGGCCTTACAACGTCTAACCTAACTCCCGGAAAAACTTATAAAATTACTGCTCATTTGCAAGTTCGAAGAACAGCGGCAGGATTAGATAATATTATCCTAGAGCTTTACGATGGCGACACCTCAACCGGAACTTATTTCGGTGAAAATATTATAGGAGTTGATAACGGAGAAGAGACCAACGCAACAATTTCTATTGTTCGGACCTTTAACACAAACACTTTAACTACAAATGCGCTGTCTATCGATACTGATAGCTCAATTCGGGGCAACGGAACTACTCGCCGAACTTATGTTCAGATAGAAGAAATCCCAGTCGCAGGCATTGGGGTTTTGCTTCCGAGACAAGACTATTATTTTACATTTGCAAATTTAACAGGGTTATCAGCCACAGCGAATTTAAGTGATTTATCTTCTTATCAATTTACTCTTCCAAAAGGAAGCTGGGAATTAACAGTTACGGCAGGGGCTCAATTTACTATTACCGGAACAGCGACACGTGGGTTTGCAAGAGTTGTTGCGTCTGACCTTTCTGATAACGCAGTTACTTCTATCGACCTACAGGGCGCTGCTCAAGTTTTTTCAACGGATTGGTACAGTCAACTTTCTTCTAGGGGAGTCGTAGATGTTTCTTCTGTCAGTCAAACATTTAAACTTAGATATTCTTCGGATTTAGTTGGGGCCTCTACTGTAGATCGCAAAATTAACAACATTCAAGTTTTTGCAAAGAGACGGTTTGAGTAATGAGCACAAGACCGCCCGACAACTTAGGATCTTATCAACTCTTCTATCGAGATGGGTTGTTTAACATTCGAAAGCGCGGTCTCGTGAAGGTGATCACATCCCTCTTCAATCGCTTCCCCAATGTCACTTATCCTTTGGGGGAGTCTAGATATTGGGACTCTGTTGAGAAATATGGTCACCGCGAATGGACGGCCCCTCATAGTTTGTGGCGAGGATTCTGTCACTTTATTGGAGGTCTTTTGATTTTCACTGTGCCATTTGCGATGATTGAAGAGGTAAGGGATGGATATCATGGATCGAAGACGGTGTTTGATGTGTGGTGTTGGATGAGTGGGAGTTATGTTTCGACTTCGCTGATTTTGATTTTTATTTAGGAGGAATGATGAACTACTTACAAAACTCTCTAATGCAAAGAGATCTTGATGATGATTTGTTGAACATTCAAGGGTTTCAGGGTCCGAAAGATTTATCTTCCGTTCAATTTGATACTTCAGGAGTAGCCGGTTTAAATGCGGCTGATGACAGTTTAGGATCTGCGCTTTCAAGCGGTGTTAATAAAGGTTTGGCCGGTCTCAATGCTGCTAAAAATATTGCAGGGATGGCGGGCGGATCGTCTACAGATTTAGCGACTGGCGGATTAGAGGGTGCGGCTTCCGGTGCTTCGGCTGGATCAGTTGGTGGACCTTGGGGTGCAGCGATTGGTGCGGCGGCTGGATTAACTGCCGGTTTGTTCGGAGCTTCCGCTGCGGAAGACGCAGAGAAAAGGAAAAAACGGTTAGAGGCCGAGAAAGTAAAATACCAGGGAATGCAAAACGCTTTAGCTCAAGGTGGCGCTGGTCAATCTCAGGCTTATGGAAATATTGATGATAGTTTAAGAGCAGCTTTAATAGGGGGTCGATAATGAAAAAAGAAATGATGGACGAACTAAAAACAAAAATTATGGATGCTGTTGAAATGGCAATCGCTGATTGTATGGGCGAGGATTCTGCAGAAGTTTCAGAAGAGTATGAGGACGATTACGAAGACGAGCCGATGATGGATGACAAAGAAAAACGGAAGGCCGCCGTTATTATAGGATTTAAAAAGTAATGAGACCATTGGAAGCATTGATTAATCAAGCTCGACGCGGCACAGAGAATGAAGATGTCGGAATAGAGCGAGGGATTCAAGATATTGAGTTCATTCAATACTTCAATGATGCTCAAGATCATCTGCAGGCTGAAATTATAAAACATAACTCGATAAATTTCACAAAGCAGATATTTACAACTGTTGTCGCAAACCAAGAAGCTTACGCTCTTCCAGCAGATGCTTTTTTAGATAATCGGTTGGTAAACATTGATTTTTCTCAATCAGGGAATCGAGATGACTACTATCCTCTAAGAAAAAGAACTTTAAGAGAGCGCAATAGTTATTTAAATCCAGACATCGATGGGTATATTTTAAGAGGGAGTGAGATCATTTTAGATCCGATTCCTCAATTTGGAGTCCTTAATGGCCTGAGAATTAATTACGTTTATAAGTTGCTCGATTTGGATATCAAAAGGTTCCAAGTAAACGATGTGACTTTAGACACTAATGCTCGAACAATCACAGCACTTACGATTGAAAACTTAAATAGCGTTGGTGGAGACCTTGATCAAACGAAGCTGGATATTTTAAACGAAGACAATTTTCTTACGGTGATTGACCGTCTCGGCAATATTAAAATGCAGAATGTTGACTTTGATTTAATTGCGCAAACCACAGGGGTTGTGACGGTTAATAGCGGCTTTGTTTACGAAGAGGGTGAGAGCATTGAGGTCGGAGATTTTATTTGTAAGGGGAGGCGATCTACCAATAGGGGTGAACTTGATTCAGACACGGAGCGATATCTTTTAGCTTATGTTTATTGGAAGATTTTGAAGAGAGATTCTTCTCAAGACTCAACAGAGGCACAACAAGAGATGATTGCTTTAAGGGATGATTTGGTTTCGAACTACAAAGACGGAACGGACGACGTTGAGTTCATTCCGATTATTGATGAGTCGTTTTTCTAATGGCAGGCGCGAATCTCATTGTTAAGAAGTTTACAAGCTTTTATGGGCTTGATGAGAGATCGTCTGATTTAGTGATTGATCCAAACTATGCGACTTTATTTGAAGCGGCTCAGATTACGAGAAACACTTCGATTGAAAAATCGCCTGGATATAAAGCCAGACTTGCTGATTTAGCATTTGCTGGAATTGCGAAGTATGGTCGCGAAAATAAAGTTACTGGACAGATTGAAAATGAGTTAATTGGATTCAGTAATACGGTTCATCGAAGGATCGAAGGGTCGATTACGATCAACTACACAGGATCATTGTCTGGTGTTGAGCTTTCAATCACGACTGGTGATGATGACGAAACAATCACATTGGCAATAAGAGAGTCGGAAACGACTATTTACACCAAGAACCTGACTAAGGTCATTGATACATCTTCACCGGTTACACTTGCGACTTTAAAGACAGAGATCGATGTTTTAACAGATTATTCCATGACGATTAGTGGAACGACAAGCACTGAGGCTGGGCTATTGCCTTATATTGAAAGCTTAGTGTTTACGACGGCTGCTCCGGCAGTGATTTCTTTTTATGAATGGGAAGAGGTAAACAAGACCGTAACTTCTCCATTGGCAGGTAACGCCACAAATAAAGCAGCGAGTGATTTTGAAAACACGGCGTGGATGAACTCACGCGGAAATCTTTATATCACGAACGGATATGATGAGGTTTTAAAGTATGATGGGCAAACTCTTTATCGAGTGGGTTTGCCTCAGTCTTCTGGCGCTCCCACTACTGCTTTTGTTGGCTCTGGATCGATTACCGATGCAGGCAGGCAGTACAGCATTACTTATGTTCAAGTAGACGCGAATGGGAATGTGGCCGAAGGGGTGGAGTCAGCACAATCGGCTTCCGTGTCACCAAGTGGTCAAAATGTAAATGTTACCGTAGCCAACATTCAAGCGGGTAGCGGGTTTAACACCAACTGCGCGATTGTGGCGGGTGGTCAAACTACCGTAAACACAATTACGGTCGACGATGGATCGGGTGGAAATCACACGATGAAAGCCGGAGACCAAGCTTATTTTTTTGATGGAGTGACTGGTGATTATATCACTAGAAATGTAACAGCGGTCGCCGCCACTACGATTACAGTGGACGGTGCAGCGGTTACAGTGGCTGACAATGCGGTAATCTCTAACAATCTAACGATTGCGATTTATGCGACTACTGCCTCTGGTCTTTTAAGATACTTGTTAGCTGAGATTCCAAACAATAGCTTTGCTTTGACGCAAGTTTATTTAGATTCTTTAAACGATATTACTGGGAATGCTTTATTTTCTACTCCGGATATTTCTCCAGGCCTGCCACCTAAATGTCGATATATCACCAGCTTTCAGAATTTTATTATTCTTGGTGGTAACAATGAAGCCGTAAACTCAATTTATGTCTCAGACTTTGGTTTATCGTTTGAGGGATTTGATCAGTTTAACCGATCTTTTGACGTGATTAGTGGTTTGGGAGACAGGATTTCAGGTCTTGGGGCTAACGATCAATTTTTATACATTGGAAAATCGCAATCGAGTTTTAATGTTTCTGGAGATTTGGCTACGTTTCGGATTAGAGTAGACCAAAACCGCGGAGACAAAGGTTGTGAAGCGCATCATTCAATTCAGCCCGTATCTGGCTATCTGTATTTTCTTTCTACTGATGGCGTGTATAGAATTATATCTGGGCAAACTCCTGAGGAAATAAGCGCGCAGATTCAGCCTGTATTCTTTTTAGACGTTGAAAACACTGGAGCTAACTTTAATTTAAAGCGGGCGACGGCTATTAACGACACGGATAATCAGAAGTATTTGCTTTTCTTGCCAGATGAAGTGGTTGGCGATTCTACAATCAACGCCACAGAAGCGTCTCGAGTGTTTATATACGACTACTATCGGAATAGTTGGGCGCGTCGAGCGAACTTGAATGCGGCGGCAGGGTTTGTAAAAATTAACGAACAAATCTGGTTTGCGGAAAGAAGGCTTGGCACAACAACCAATAATTCTGAGTCGTTTACTTATTTGATTTCTACCGATCCTAACTCAGTTCAAAGCTTCAATGATCATGTCACTGCGACACCGTTTACTTTTGGCACCGCTTGGACTCATTTGGGCGAGCCTCAAGTATTTAAGAAACTGTTGAAAGCAAAAATTGAAAGCTTAGAGTCAACGCCTAATGATGGGTTCGATCTTACGATCAACGTAGAGTTTAACTTTATCAAAGGTCTTACAGTGAACTCAAAGGAGCTTTCACCTGGTTTTAGTGGTGAGGGATATGGCTTAAGTGCGTACGGTATTGCTCCTTATGGAGATCCCGATAATCAAATTCAAACATTGGACAGCATTATCAAGATGAAGCATCAAAAGTGTTATTCTTGGCGGTTGATTTTAATAAATAACAAAAAGAATCAAAACGTAAAGATTACAGGCATTGCTGAAGATGTGAATACACCCTATCGAATGACAGGAGGGTTTAAAGAGTGAAGTTTCCAGTTTTTAAAGAGGCTAGAGAGACAATTTCAACGATTCAAGAGGTAATTCGGTATTTGACAGCTGAGCTTTCTCAAAGCTTAAGAGAGTTAAGGACTGGATTAGATTTGCTTTCTTTTAACGAAAACTTTGAAAGCTTTACAGCGACATTAGATATTAATGCGTCGAGCGAAGTGTTTATACGGAATCAGTTCCAAAGAGGACGTCCGAGTCAGTGGTTTTTGGTGGACGCGAATGGCGATAGCAACATAGTTCGAGGGGATGAGCCTTGGACGGACGAGTTTTTATATTTGAAAAACGTCGGAAGTAACAATGCAACAGTAACGGTTATGTTTTTAAAGTGAGGGTGTAATGGCATTTTTTAATGATTTTCAACTACAATACGGTCTTGATCCAAACAATATGCCTCAGAAATTCCAGGGCACGCCTCAATATGAGACGCCGAGCTTTGGTAAAACTCCCTTAAGCTTAAAAGAGTCGAAGCGCCTTCGAGAGAAAGAATTAGAAGAGGCACAAAGAAGAGAGCGTCTTCAGCGCGAGAGAGAAATGGTTCGTGCGGACCGAGGGCAGGATATGCAGGCGGGCCAGGACTTCTTTGCAAGGATGTATGGCACTAAAGGCACTGGTGGTGGTTCTTTAGGTTCTAGTGCTTTTGGAAATGTAGACGCCAATCGAGCTCAAGAGATTCAAGACATTATCAATCAAAGAAAAGGGGTTATTGATCCATCAGAAGATATTGCTGAAGCTTTGGCTAGAAGAAGGGCAAACCTAGATGGACTAGATTCTGTCGAGGGGCAGGCTTTAAGAGAGCAGTCCATGCGTGGGCTTTTGTCTCAAGAAAAGTCAGCTGCAAGAAATCTAAGGGGTTCCTTGGGGGGCCTTCGAGGGGGTGCGGCGGCGGCGGCACAAGCTTCTCTTGCCAGGGATGTTGGCAACCAGAGATCTCAGCTTGAGCAGGATCTTTTGATGAAGAATTTGGATATCAAAAATCAAGCATTGGGTTCGTTTGAGCAGGCTGCAATGTTAGATGATCAAAGAAGGGCGCAGAGAATTGGTGACCTTGAGGGAAGTCTCACTCGAACGCGAGCGGATGAGCTAGCGCGACAACAATACAATCAGTCTCAAGCCGCAAGAGAGTTTGCAGCAAGATCAGGTGCAGAGCTTGGATTTGCAAATTTAGGGATGCAGGAAAGAAACCAGATTCTTAGTCAGATTGGTGCTGAAGATTTAGCCGACGCGACAGAGAATGCAGGGGGTGGCAAGAAGTCACACTTTTGCATGGAGTTCTTTCGCAAAGGATTGATTTCAAGAGATCAGCTACAAACACTGACTAATTTAGTCGGTGAGGGCATGGTTCGCCGAGGCGACTTTGTTTATTGGTATATGAAAAACGCTGACAAGATTGCAGTAGAGGCAAACAAAAAAGGATTTAATTGGTCGGAAGAGGTTCATGTAGTGGATCTCACAATTAGCACTTTTAAAGAGTGTGGTCGAAAAATGGGTGACACGGTTTACATTCAATTTTGTGAAAGAATGTGGAAAAAGTTCGGCAAAGATGTGGATGGTATAGAGGCGTTTGACCAAAGATTTTACAATCCGACTTTGTTAAGGCGATTAGTTGGTTTTGTGAAGATTATGGGTACTAAGAAAACCTGGACGCACACACCAAAGGTTCTTAGAGCAAGATGGAGGGCACGATGTCAAATGGCGTAATTGAATTTGAGGATCCTGAGCTTAAGAAGATGCAGAGCGGTTTTAAGCTTGGCCAAGATGCAGCGATGAACGGTCTGCTTGGGTTTCAAGATTTAAAGCAAGCAACTAAAGATGTAACCGGAAAAGAAGTTTCGGATGAAGACTTAAAGAATCAAAAGATTCAAGCAGCGACACAGCGGTTTGCTCAGAAAAAAGAAGATGAGATTACTTCCGGTCGAAAGACTGCCGCAGAGCTTTATGAAGAGGCTAAAAAGAAAAAGAATTTGTCGGTAGGCGAAGCTTTATCGATGGGGGCTTTGGCTTTAGTACCTTCTTTAATTGGGTATGCTGTGGGTGGAGCTCGAGGTGGAGAAGTGGGTGCGAATGTTGGTGCTAAAGCTTCTGGTGGATATTTTGGTTCTTTAATTAAAGAGAAAGAAAACATTCGTGGAATTACCGCAGATCAAGCGAAGGCAGCGGAGGAACGTGCAAAGCAAGCATCTGGAACAGTGGACAAGGCTGATTTTGCGGGGTTTGAAAGAGAATTAGATTTGTTAGCCCCTTCTAGATCGGCTGCTAGTGAAAAACAGTTTAAGCTTTTGGTTCCAGACCGAGCTGGCGGAAACTTTGGTGAAGATGTTGAGGTTATTCGTGGGGTGGATGGGGTTGTGCGTTATTTAGATGGAACAGAAATTCCTTCTGATGTTTTATCTGTTGCGAAAGTAGCAAGAGCACGTCGACCGCGTGTAGATACAGAATCAGGATTTGTAATAATAGAAGACCCATTTTCTCCTAATGGAGTTAGGACTCTGCGTCGTGCGACAGATATGGAAAAGAAATATGGGTTTGTGTCTGGAGAAGGCGTCCCTAATTTTAACATTTCAAACATGGAAAATGTTTCCAATGAAGAGAACATTCCTAATAAAGAGAAAAAAAGAGTGCCAGATCAGGCTAAAACGAGAGCCGATTTCGCTTTGCCAGAGATGCCAGGATTTCAAGAAAACTTTTCCAACTATGACGTAGGGCAGCACCCAAGAGTTAAGCAAATTGAAACGAAGCGAAACGAACTCGAGAAGCAGTTGATGAGTAGTAGTACATTGTTGCCAGGGGAAACTCCCAAACAAAGAGATGTTCGGGTGAAAGCCTTAGATCGTCAAATTGTTGATTTAATTAGTGATGAAGATCGACAAGAGCAACAGCTTACAAAGGCATTAGAAAAAGCCATTGATAGCCAGGCGGTCGCTAGGGAATCGAATCGCATTATTTCAAGGCTGGCTGGTGTAAAAGACGGTGTAAACACTGGTTTTATATCTGATTCAATCGGTCCTATTTTAGATAAATTTGATTCTTTGGGAGATCAAGAGAGAGTGCGTTTGCGGGCTAGAACAGAAGAAGCTCTTTCAGCGTTTTTGAAAGAACGATCAGGGGCAGCCGTTGCAGAGCCAGAATTTCAAAGGCTACAGCGAGTTTTGCCAGGTATGAGTGATAGTGATGAGGCATTTAAAACAAAGCTGCAAGAATTTGCTTTTACGGCAGAAAATTTAAGAAGAAGGTCTTTAGAAGGCTCTGGATTATTCCAGTTTGCAGGTGAAAAAGACGGTCCTAAAAATGTGATTGAATCTCAAGAAGAATCTATACAACAGAGGGCTAAAGAGATTTTAGAGCGAAGAAGGCTTGAGAGGGGACAGTAATGTCACAGAACTTAGAAGAGTTAAGTGATGCTGAATTAGAAGCCATTATCAATCAAAGCAACCCTTCTGATGATTTAGAAAATTTATCGGATGAAGAGCTTGAGAGAATAGCTTCAGGTGTTTCCAAAGAAGATTCACTATCAGGTGTTTCTAAAACTGAGTCGGCACTTCGAGGTGCGGCTCAAGGAGCTACTTTTAGTTTACAGCCTTATATATCCAGCGCTCTAGAAACTAGAATAGGGTCTTTAGACCGGGCCATTACAGGACAATCTGCTTTTGATGAAGAGCCGGTTGGAATAGGTGATCGAATTAAAGCCGGGCTATCTGCGATCACAGGGGTTCCGGACGCAAGAGCAATCGAGGATTATCAGCGTTCTTTGTCGACTCAAATTGATCAAAGAGATGCTGCTAGACAAGCAAATCCTGTAACATTTGGTGCGAGTCAGTTTGGTGGGGCATTGTTAACTGCTCCTGTAACTGGTGTCGCAGGTGGCGCTTACAAAGCAGCGAGAGGCGCAAATGCAGCTCGATCTATGCTGGCAAGTGCGATTGCAAAAGATTCTTTGGTGGACGGCGCAATAGGCGCAGCCGAGAATGTTGCGGCTGAAGCACCTACCAATGTGGAAGATGCTTTAAAAAATGCAGCTTTTGGATTTGGTGTTTCGGCTGTAACGAGTGGGCTTTTAAAAGCGCCTAGTTTTGCCAAGGCTGGAAAGCCTTTAATCAGCCCTTCCGCGTCACGAATGCAGTTAGAAGAAATGAGTGAAGGAATTAATAGTGCCGTTTATCGAGCAAAAGCTGTAGGTGCGACTGCTACTGATCTTCGTGGAACCACTAAAAACCTTGTTAAAAACCCGATTGTAAAAAGTGCAAAAGAATTACAAAACAGGGGGTTTTTCAAAAAGGGTCAAAGGCAGTTCAATCCGGAAACACGACAGTTTGATGAATTAAAGGGAGGAATTTTACCTCCTTCTCAAGAAGAGCTTTTGTTTCGAACAGAAGAGGGTGTTGAAGTCGCCGCGGAAGAATTAAAGAAAGTTTTGAGACAGGCCAACAAATCTTTTACAGATAATTCAGAATTGGGTTTATCAAAAATAAAATCAAATCAACTTCCTGGCTTTAGTGCATTAAAAGAAGATCTAGCGGAAAATATTAAATACCCAGTTAACCGAAAAGGAATGACAGCGGCTAGAAAAACAATAGAAGCCGTTGAAGAATCTATTAATGCTAAAGATGGAAGCGACTTACTTCGTTTGCAAGATATTAAGCAAAGGCTTGGCAGAGAGTTAAACGACAAAACGTTTTTAGACAGGTCTGCCGAAGACAAGAGAATGCTTCGCGGTTTGTATTCTGTTTTAAAAGAAGGGATTGAAAACAAAGCGGAGCAGGGATTAAAAAGGGCTGCAGAGTTTGATCCTAAACTGCAATTAGATTTAAGTGCGGTGAATGATTTAAACCGCGTTCAGAGCGAACTTTTAAGTGTTCAAAGTCCTTTAGCCAAAGCATTGGGCCGGGAAAGAGGAACGATTGATCTCCCAAGTGTAACCCAAATTGTTGGAGCGTCCGGCACCTCTTATCTCACAGGGAGCGCGTCTGTAGGAATTGCTGTCGAAGGCCTAAGGAAGGGTGCTAAAAGTTCTATCGGCTATCAAATGAGAGCCAATCTTTCTGATGCTGGAAGAGCTTTTGTCGACGGTTTTAAACAGAAGCCTAAGCTAGCACTCGATTTTGTGAGAAAAAACTTTCCAGAAATGGCCGAAGAAGTTGGTGCGTTAGCGGCGAAGGGCATTCCTGAATGGCAGCTTGCTAATGCGGTCGCAAGGCAACCAAGCGTGTTAAGAGTGTTTGAAGACCAAAAAAGATCTTTCACATACAATCCAGGCACTGGTGAATTTGATGATCCAACAGAAGCAAAGTCATTTATAGAAAACATGATTAAAGATGACGAAGGTGACAGTTCAATTAAGCGTGCAAAAGAACTTAAAAATTACGGCAAAGGCCGGGGCTTAAAGTAGCTCTTCGATTTCTAGGCTGTTAAATATCGGCTGATTTCGTTTTGGATAGATCCCCGAAGTATCGATAATATTTTGCAGGTTGTACTTGAGTACAAAAGACTTGGTGCCGATTGAATGAAGTTCAGTGTGGCATTGTCGACACAGGCTGATTAGATTTTCTGGGGAGTCATCGCCCCCAGCTCCACGCGTTCGAATATGATGGCAGTCGTTTGGTGGAGCGTGACCACAGTTTTCGCAGTATTTTAAACTGACCAGCTCAAGCAGTTTCTTCGACGTGCTTTTCAACCTTCTCTACAATATCGGATAAAACGACTTGCATCAAAACATTCCCTCGAGCGAGAAACAGCGCATCAGAGCCTACAGGATTAGACACCAATCGAGCATCGTTTGCTTCTTGGCCGTCTTTCAGCTTTGAGCAGTGGACTTTGAGGGTAATTTCAACGGATTCAGTTTCAGGTTTTTCAGACATTTTAGAGCCTCCTTCATTTAGGTAGCCTTTTTTAATTTATATTGTCTAGTATTTAGGAAGTGATATGGGGTCTCGATTTATCATTAAGACATACTGGATTGGTGATTTTAAATGAAGAAGGAGCGCCTATCGATGCGATTACAATCATACCCCACAAAGACTCTCGAGGACCAAAAAGATGGCATGAGGTTGTTTCCCAAGTTGCCGATGTATTGGAAAAGAGGCGGCCTCGACTGGTCGTTATTGAAGGACTTGGTTTTCGGAGTCATACTCTTGCCATGTCTGCTGAGCTTAGTGGGATTATTAGGTATTTTTTCTTTTTGCAAAACATCCCTTACAAGCTTGTGGCACCCACAAAACTCAAATCGCTTATTGCTTCCAAAGGAAACGCTAAAAAAGAAGAAATGATTGCGGCGATAAAGAAAACGTATGGCTACACGTTCAAGGATGATCACCAAGCCGACGCTTTTGCTTTAGCGATTTTAGCCTTTGAGAATCGGATTGATTAGGCTTTTTTTTGTTATCGGTCTAAAGAAGCACATCAGCAAACCGCTTTGTAATGTAGAGGCGCTCGGTAGCATCTTTTTGACCACCGAGACTGGATTTCACCTTCATCTCTTTGATCAACTTAAACCTAGTATCTTTGATCTCGTATTCTGAAACGAAGACAGGAGATTCTTGAGAGTCCGCCCAATCATAAAACTCTTGATGATTAAAACTTTGATCGTATTCGACTGTGCCTTTGTAAGGAATATCGCAATAGACGATAGATTGTGGATTAATTTTAATTTGCCGGTAGTCGGAATTGTAAAAATGCAGTTGCTGCAGTTGCTTCAGTCGCTGCAGTCGCTCCAGTCGCTCCAGTTGCTCCAGTCGCTTTAATTCTTTTTTGCCATCCCAGTCTTTTAAAAAGGGCTGAATCTGTTCTGGTATTTTTTTTGTTCGACGAAACCACTCTACTCGATTTAGAATGAAGATTCTTTTTTTATAAATACTTGTATTGGGCGGCCATGAATCTCTGCCAGTAACAGCTATCGATATTTCGTCGAATTCATCGAAGACCACGCATCGATGCAGAGAGCGCTTATAAGGCTCGATATCCTCTCCAAACAAATAATCATTCCCATTATTCCCAAAAGACCAAACCATTTTTATAAAAGCGTCAGTGTCTTTATTTTCTAAAAATTCTTCTTTAGAAACCCAAGGCATTTTAAAATTCTGATAGTTGAACTCTCCTGAAATTGCTCTTTGAACGAGCTCACACACTCCTGGCCTGATTTCATTGAAGTGAAAACCTTTATAGTCCTTAGACCTTCTTTGAATCATATAATGCGAAACGGAAAACCCACCGCCAAAGAGGTCATAGAAGTGATTTGCTTTTGGGAATAAGTGGGCGAATTGATCTATTATTTTGGATTTTGACCCCATGTAGGGAATGCCGTATTTTGCCATGAGATCTATTCAATCCTTAGTTTGGCCTGTTTTTCTTCGAACTCTTCTTTGCAGTTGGGGCATGTATAGAACTTCATCTTGTTTGAATTGTCGGGCATATCCTCAAGCTTTGGCTCTATTTCGCTAGAGTATTTATCCGCAGGCTCCACCACAAAGTCTTTAATCCCGAGCATATCGATATCTAAGTCGGGACCGAGGTCTGCTAGATCGATATTTATTTCTGCAAGCGAAAGCTCAGCCCAAGCGGCCACAGCATTGTCGGCTTGCACATCCGCGTACTCTTGTTCGTCGCTGTCATAGTCTTGATATACGACTGGCACTGATTCCCATTTATTAAAAATGGCAGCGAGCTTTCTACCGTGTCCTGTGGTGATGCATCCGGATCTATTTGAAACTTTAATCGCGTATCGCCAACCTTGATAATCGATAATTTTAGCGAGCCGCTCGATTTGTTCTTTGCTGTGTTTGTTTCTGTTTTTCGGGTGATCTTTAAGATCTTTAGGATTTACAAGATCATCATACAGGCAATGTATTTTCATCTTTAAAGCATTGCAATTTTATAAAAAAATTAAAACTTATTTTAATATCTTTGCAAGAATAATGAATTTGCTCTGCCAGGGGTTATTCATTCTTTCCCCTTCATCTTCATTCTGGCTGCCACCTTCGAATATCCCAGCACACTTTTTCGGTCTCTCCGAGAAGACGTGGGTCGGTGGTTTTTGTGAGTCCATTCGAATATTTGACTCGGCACTGCGGTCTTGAAAGAAAACCGGCACCTGCACAATGGCCCAATTCAACGACTTCCAAAACATCGCACCTCTGATTTTTTTGATCCTTGTATCCCATCCAGATGCCAAAACCGACAGTAAAAAGGATAGCCCCGTAAATGATCATAGCAGGGACGAACTTTTTCATTTTTCTCCCTTTAGCCCCGTGCCGCCACAAGTGGGGCAAATTTTTTCATTTATCTTTAGGCATTTTTTGCAGGTCGCTTCCCGCTCCCCCCTAACAGCCATGCCTCCGAAACGAACCATAACCCCGCATAAAGTTGCAGCTTTAAAAGGATGCGCGGATCCGTTTGGATGCGATAAGTGAATCGCTTTTTCTTGTTTACTCATTCCCCCGCCTCGTTCTCGCCTGCAAGGATTGTGTTAACTTCTTGTGCGATCAGTAACTCATCTTTTTTCGCATCGTAGTAGACGGTCTGTTTCATTTCTTAAGAACCATTTTTCCTAGTCCGTTAATCGCACAAACATCCCCATCCACATCAATGAGTAATCGATAGTCCGCATTAAATACCGCACCAGTGCCAGTACCGCTTGAAAATGAATTAGCCCACCAACCAAAGTTACCCATGATTTGAAAAATAGCGTCTCTCTCCACTCCGTCCAGAGTAACGGTGTGTTCTAAAAAGACTTGATTGTTTCCGCCCTCAATCAACTCTTCGGTCCACTTTGAAAGGTCGACATCTTCAACATCTATATTTTCTAGATAAAGTTCTTTGCTCGGAAATGCAAATTGAATCGATACCGCCTCACCTAAAGTATTTTCATCAATCATTTTCGTATAATAGCGAGCGGTTCCAAAAAACGATGGGTTCGATGTATTAAGTAAAAGCCCACAACCCTCATCTTCAGTAAAAACAATTTCCATTTCAAAAGGAGAGCTTGAGGTCAGTACAAGGTCGTTTTGATTTTCGTTGGCAGCTTGAGGATCTTTAGAAGACCCACCACAAGATGTAAGAATAAAAAGAGCAGCAATGTATTTTTTCATGATTATCCCTCCTTCATTTGTTCTAGGTAAGCTTTGGCATTCGCGTTTGTTTCGGGGTGTTTGAAGTCTTTCGCATACCACTCCAGTTGTGCTGGGGTGAGGCTTTTGAGAGTGCGGCCTTTGTTTTTAGTCAGAGGCAAAACAAATGATCCGGGGTCGTCGAGCACAACTACGTTTTCTTTCGTGCTTGCTTTTGCGCCGTCATCATCCTCTTCCTCTACAACGAGATCGAGTAAAATCAATTTGGCATAGCGTCGGTAGTAGGTCATCGCCGAGCCTAGTTTTTGAGCATCAGCAATTAAGTCGTCGTGAAATGGAATTTGAACAGTGTTCATCACTTCACCAGATATATGTCTCAGTGTCGCAATAAGCATTTGATCTTTCATTTCGTAAATAATTGTAAATTGATGTTTTATCAATAAAGGGCGAGTGGCGTTGTCGACTTCGGTAGAGTCAGCATATTTATATTTAAAAGCTTGGGAGTGTGCTTTTATTTGAGGGCGGTCTGCCATCATTGCAAAAAAGTCTGTAAGATGTTCACTCATTATTCTCCGCCTTTCATTCGTACATGGAGTTCTTGCTCAAGTTTGATAATTTCTTTTAAGGGTTCGGGAAGGTTTTCGTATTCGTTTTTAAGTTTCTGCGTTAAAATCTTAGGAGTCATTTCGACAAATTCAGCGGGAAGATCTGAGTAATCTAAACCGCCAAGATTTACTTTCACTGGACCTTTTTGCAGTTTAAATTCGACAGATTCGGTTTGTAGTTTTTCGTCGCTATTTAAAAGGAACTTAATCCAGTCTTTAAATCTTTGTTTTTTGTTTTCGAGTACGGCTTTTCGATCACTCCAATATCGTGCTTTTTCTTTGGCGTGATTCATTTCCATGTCGAGAGTTTCTAAATATTTAGCGTAATTGTTTATTTTTTGGTCGCGCTCTTTAGAGTTTTGTTGCTTCCACTCGATTAACCAGTCGGGCATTTCGCCTTCCATGGTTTCGATTTGAGAAACAATTTCTTCTCGTTCTTTCAAAATAAATGCCAATGATTTTTGCATATTAAAACCTTTCGTATTCACTGAGATGAACGTCTATAAAAGATCCAAGCTCTTGATAGGAGTTACCGGTGGTATGAAATTGGGGTTCGATGTAGGCGGTAGAAACAAGATCTTTCCACTCGTTTTTTAGATTGGCCGGAGTCCAGATAATCAGGTGATTTGACTCTTCAAAGATTTCGAAGGGCACGTCTTTATCAAGGCGGCCCATAAAAGGCTCTACATCGTCAAATATAGAAACGAATCGATTAGTTTCAACAAAGCCCGCAAGTCGTTTGTAGTCGTATCGGGTGGCGATTAAGCCGAGCACCTGCTCGTTGTTTAGGTAGTTCATCTATTCACTCACTTTCTAGAAGGGCTGCTAAATCCTTCGTCTTATGTCTATCATGGCATATCTTGCGCTCTGTGTCAACGGGGTGTAAGCTGTAGGTTCTGTAAACATCTATTCACAGAAAAAGTGGGGTCGGGAAGCTGCTAAAACTTTCCTGGCCCCGCTACTTTTGGCTAGTGTGATGAGATGAGTTGTTTTGATCCCGATATCATGCAATTAAAGCCCCGCTCGCGAGTTTATACCAAGGACCCTAGGCCAGAGTCTGGGTTTACCCTAAAACAGCTGAGAAGCTATTATGGGATGCCTGAGAGCCATAAACGAATTGTGGCGTGTGTGGAGTGTAAAACCAACTTTGAGGCATGGTACGAAGGTACAGTGCGGCTCGAGCGCTACTGCCCCCGATGTCGGTCACGTTCCCGCGAATAAATCTACTTGCTTTAGTCCAGGCTTTTGTAGCATTAAAACTACTTAAGCGGCCTGGTTGGGAAAACCTTTGGCGGGCCGTGTACAAAAAGCGGAGCCAAAGGGACCTGAGCATGCCGCAACCTTGGCACAAGCACCGAGAGGGCTCAGTAGGGGTTTCACCGCCCCGATAAGTAGGGTGTGACGATAAACGGGTGGCACTTAAGGGGTATTAAAATACCTATTGAGAGTAGCGATTTTATCGACTCGACACGACGGCCTGGCGACGGGAGATAGTTGTAAGAGTGTTAGTGCAGACTCCGCTTGTTTTAGTGGGGACTGCATTCGCACATACTCTCTCCTCAAACACAATGCTCTGGGAGATAATCATACTTCTCACCTACTCTCCATATCGATTCGGAACTTGCTTATAGGGAGTGAATAAGCCAATAAAACTCTTACCAGATAGCCGATGTACAAGCAGAAGAGCGATTAAGACTAAGAGAGTACGAATGAGACTAAGAAAGAACTTAAGGGCAAGTAAAAGCTTTAAACTAAGAGCTTACAAACCATATGTTCAACTAGGTTTCAAAGAGTTTATAATTACTCCAAGATTGCAGAGTTCCATAAAATTTCTTCAAAGGCCTAAGCTTTCAGACAATGACGTAAAGGTATTACAAGAATTTGCAAGACGCGGATTTTAGATGAAGCTTAAATTTTTTAGATGTGCTGAGTGCAAGCTAAGCCGAACGACTCAAGAACTTGCCTATGTTTGCTCGAGATGGTAGAATTTACAAATATTGCAAGCCGTGCCTAAATACCGTCAAGGGCAGTTGGTCGTAATTTACAAGCCAGAGCATCCTTTTCACAATCAGCTTGTTCAAATTATCGAAATTAGTTTTGGCAAAAGTATGTGCTTTTATCATGTAAAAACAGCGAAGAAAAAAGATTTTGTATTTGATGAAATTGAGTTGAGAGAAGTGAAAGATAAACTAACGACGATTGTATACGAGTAGCACGATTCGGTTCCACTCTTCATGAAACTTAAATTGATCTTCTGCCGCTGCATATTCTTTCAAGCGCTCCCATGCGCCGCTTTGCCTAAAAAACTCCCACGCTGGAGTGCCATAAAGTCTTTGAACAGAAGATTGCAATTCTAATATAAAGCGCTCGAGTTCTTCTTTTGATTTCATTAATTCGGAAAACCGCGACCTCTGCAAAGCCAAATACTTGGCTTCAATATCATCCATTTCATTTGCAACCTTCACGAATAAAGATTTCTAATTCATCGATGTAGGTTTTAACTTTCGACCATTCTTCCGGACGAAATGAAGTCGCTTTATCACAATAATCGAGTGTCTCTCGATACAGGCGAGTTGAGCCCCCTGTTAATCCGCAAATGCACTCGTCATTCGCATAATCAATGTGGCACATTTCCACCATTGGTTTTTTCGGGGCGTTGCAAGAAATTAAGAAAATACTAAAAGGAATTAATATCGTTTTGAGCAGCCGCATCTCGCTCCTCCTTCGTTTCTGCCGAAAGAGTTTGCTCGGCTATCTTTTGATTCTTCTCGCGCGCTTTTCGATAAGCTTCTTGAATCATCAGCGTCTTCACAAGCCAAGTGGAAGCCTTGCCGTAAACCCACTCTAGGATTTTAACGGCAAGATCCACCATAAAACTAGACAGGAAGGTCACTTCTTAATCAGCCTTCTTTGCCGTCTATTTTGTCGATCTGCTCATGAATGTAGGGCTTCACTGCAATTAAAAGCGGAGCCAAAATATCATCCACTTTGTTTGGACTTTTTGCCGACGACTCCACCACCCAATCAATCACTGAGTCTAAAACGAGCCCCGCCGCGTCTTCAGCAATCTCTAATCCTTTATCTTTTAGCTTCGATACCAAATCTTTAACGTCATATGCTTTTTCCATTTTTCCCCTCCTAAACAAGCCAAGAATATCTTGGCATTAATACCGCCACGAGATCAGACCTCTGATCAATCGGCCTTACTCGAATATAAGCATTTTGATCGGCAGCTGCACGCAAAGATGTTGTTTTTGAGTTTCCCCCTGCCGCTTCAATCATTAAGTCTTGATTTAAGCTAAATGCCACATGCGTAATCTTGTCGGGATTGCGCCCATAAAAAGCTAACGCCCCAAAGCCTCGCATCTGAGCTAAACCATGCTCGTAAAAATGAGTGAGGAGTGCTTGTGCCGTTTGATCTCCTGGAGGGTCCATTCCAACCACAGCTAAGAGTTCTTGGGCGAATCCTGAGCAATCAAAACCGTCTATCGTGTCATCCCCTCCCCAACGGTAAGGCAGGCCTACAAACTTAAGCGCATAATCATACAATATCTCTCGATCCATTCGGTCCCTCACTCGCTCTCCTTTATCGATTGATTCAACATGTCACTAATTCGAGGCTGTGCAATTTTATGCACCACCTCCCACGCCTTATCGACCTTGCTTTCGAGTTTCGCTAAATTTACTTTCTGAGAGTTAATGTCTCGCCATAGAGCCGTGTCTTTGCCGTCGACCTCTCCTTTTCTCTCTGCCATATTAAGTTTTATAAGATTCATTTCATCAAAGAGTCGGTCTAGCCTGCGGTCTACTTTCGTAATCCAAGACTTAATCATCCAAAGACCTAAACCACCCGCTGTCACCACTCCACCCGCTCCGACTATCATTTCATCCATAGCCTTATTGGAGCGCCTAAACCAAAATCCATAAAGAAAAAGTTTGATCTCGACTCGCTAGAACTGATCCAATATGAGAAAATTAAGAAAAGGAGCTCTCATGAAAAAAACCGGTGGCTACTCAAAAATGAACAAAGACGGTCAACTGAAAAATATGGGCTATGACAAGTCGAAAAGCACTTCTCAAAGTGCAGGTAACCCTATCGATATGGGCGGATACGCTGGATCAAAAGGTATTGTTGGCGGACTTAAAAACCCTCGATAACTAAAAAGCTTTGCCGCTTTGAAGAAAATCTATCTTGACCCCCGAACTCAGAATCCTCTGATCGGTAACTCCGACGCTACCCTCTGGCTCAATAATTTTAAATTTTTATCGATTTTAGGGAAAGTTTACTCTACGGTCGTTCAAGATGCTCATGCAGAAAGACAGCGACAAATGAAGCCGATTCTGCTCGTTGCCACGCCCGCTTTCGGCTCCCATGTTCACACCGGTTATTACAACTCGATGATGAACCTGCAAAACCTTTGCAAAAAAGAAAACATCGCTCTCTTCACTTTTACGCCCGGCTCCTACTCCATTATTTCTAAAGCCAGAAACGCTTGTGTCGCTGCCTTTCTCTGCAATCCTAACGCTACCCATCTCATGTTTATTGATGCGGATATCGAGTTTGAACCTAAAGACGTAGTTAAACTCCTCAGACACAATAAGCCCTTAATCTGCGGGGCCTACACGATGAAACAAATTGAGTGGGGTAAAGCAGTCGGTATCGCTCTTAAAATGCAAGAGAAGAGAAACGGCAAGATTGAAGTCCATGAACTGATGGAGAGAAGTGCCTACTACCACACCGGATGCGTGCACTCTCATCAAGTAAATATCACCCCCATTCTGAGAGAAGACGGCCTCATGCACGCCCCTGGAGCCGCTACTGGTTTTATGATGATTCAGCGGGGCTTAATTGAAAGGCTGATCAAGAAGCATCCTGAAAAGCAATACTTTGAACCGAGGCAAACTGGGGTCATCAAAGACTGCTTCTATGCTTTATTTGATCACTACATTCATCCGGAGAAAAAGTTTTATATGGGAGAGGATTACGCCTTTTGTAATTCCGTTTTAGCCTTGGGGGAGGATGTTTGGATCGATCCAGACTGTAAACTCATTCACCACGGTCAAATGGGATTCCATGGCCATCTGCTTAAACAACTGCAACCTTTGGAGGCTTAATGGATCGAGAAAAGCAAATCTTTGAAAATACCGTAAAACGTCAGGAAAAAGCCGCAGAGGAGTTTATTCGAGCCGCTGATAAGATCGGTGTAAAGGTCACCTATGAGCAGCTCTATGAGCTTGTATCGGCCTATAAAGATCGCCTCATGCACGAAATGCTCGAGAATCGCCTAAAAATGTCATCCCCCGTTGAAATCACCGCCTTTTGGGAGGCTGTCAGTCGTTTGAAAGAAAATGTTTCACGTGTAACGCTTCCGGTATCCAGCGAACTCCCACATAAAAAACCCAAACGAAAACGACGCTCTGCCGCTGAAATGGCCATGATTCGTGAAGAAATGAAAGCCAAAATCGACCCTTTAGTGTGATTGCTTTAAATTTTAATTGAAACTACAATCAAGATATGGATGATATTTACACACAACTTCAAAAAGCAGGTCAATTTAACGCTCTCGAGCTCATTACCCCTGAAATGATTCAATACGATGTTCGCCTCAACCACAATATCCCAGGCGCAGGCATATTCAATGCCCTCATGGATAACAACCAAACGGAAGAGGCCATCCGATGGATTGAATGCCTTCAAATGGCAGATATCCCCAAAACCATAAAATGAAACCAGGCCGCAAAAAAATACCCGCTCACCTGAAACGAACTCCGGTCACCATCATGCTCGACCCCAAACTCGCCGCCGCTATTAAACAACACCCTAAAAAAAACTGGCTCATCCAAAACTTGATCGAAAACTGGCTTAAAAATGGGTAGAAAAGCTTGGCACCCCACACCAGAAATTCTTAAAGAAGTCGAAAAATACGCTTCTCGCTACCTCAAAGAAGAACAAATCGCCTATCTCGTCGGCTGCCACCCCACCACATTCTCTGAGAAAAAAAGTCTACACAAAGAATTGCGGGAAGCAGTAAATAGAGGTAGAGCGACCGGAGCTGGTTTTGTTCAAAACAAACTGTTTGAAGAGGCCGCCAAAGGAAACACTCAAGTCCTTATCTTCCTCGCCAAAGCTCTTTGCGGTCTCCGAGAGAATGACCCAAGCACCGCTGTAAATTTTCATATCGATCAAAGATCAATCAGTATAAAAGATGAAGTAACCGCTGAAGAGGCACTCAAAAGACTACTAGAGGGGAAGATCAACCATGGACGAATACTCGAAGCTCATACTCCCAAAGAACCTGCCCACCAGCCCGACTGAAAAACAAGTCATCCTTACCGAAGTCGAATCTCAAGTCGCGAAACTTGAAATCGATAAACTCGTTGAACAAAAAAAACTCGACCTTCTCGCTAACAAATACATTCTCTCTGAAACTGCGGCCATTCTTAGAGGAGTCTTAAACGGCTTTCATCAAAAAGATCAAAGTCTGCTGAACGAAATCAATCGATCCCTAAAAAACTTACAAGACCGAGATAACTTCGAGGAATCCATGCGTGAGTGGTTTAGACACCTTATTAGAAAAACTTGATAAAGATCTAAAGATCCAAGCTCCAGAACTCGTTGCTAAGCTCTTCTTTCAAAGAGCACCTCACGATGGCCAGCTTGAAATTATCTACAAATTTATCGATACCTACGGCCAAAACATTCCCATATTTGTTCAGAGCGGTAGGAAAGTTGGCAAGCAGCTTCAGCTAGAGGAAGAGCTTCTGACTACGGAAGGCTTTAAAAAAGTAAAAGATATTCAAGAAGGCGACCAGTTATTTGGACCCGACGGTAAGACCACTCAAGTTCTTCATGCAACCCACCCCGAAGAGCAAAATTACTTTAAAGTTTGCTTTTCCGATGGATCGACAATTGAAGCTTGCGAAGACCACCTTTGGGAAGTTTATTCGAAAAAAGCTAGAAAATGCATATCTGATCAATCTCGATATGGATCCAGCGCACCCGAAGTGCTTAAAACAAAAGACCTCATACTTAACCTGAGATATGGCAAAGAGTGGAATTACAGCATACCAGCAGCAAAACCAATTGAACTAGAGCATAAGAATTTTGATCTCGACCCCTACCTTTTAGGAGTGTGGTTGGGAGACGGATCGAAGGCAGACGCTCATATTACAAAAAATGACTCAGAGGTTTTCGATGCTTTTACTCAACAAGGCTTTGAGGTTGTTCAAAGAACGTATGCTCCAACTAAATACATCAAGGGGCTGTTGCCGTATCTTCAAAAACTAAATCTAATTCAAAATAAACACGTCCCGGAAGCTTATCTCTATGGCTCAAAAGAGCAGCGACTAGCGCTTCTTCAAGGACTTATGGACGCGGATGGCTATGCAGATAAAAACGGAAAAGTGGAGTTCTGCTCGACAACGCCACAACTCGCAGACAGCGTTCACTACCTAGCCTGTTCTTTAGGGTGCGTGACTAAAAGGTACGATAAAATAGGTAAACTGTATGGCGTGCCAAAAAAAAAGGCTTACATGGTCAGCTTCTACGCAGACCCAGAAACCACGCCTGTTTTTAGATTGAAAAGAAAACTTAAAAACCAAAGAGCAAGGAAAAAACCTAATCATCGATTTATCGTGAGCATTACACCCATTGGCCGTAAAATAGGCAGATGTTTTGAGGTCAACAACACCTCACATCTTTATCTAGCCGGTCGATCTCTCATTCCTACCCACAACACCGAAACGGCCTCATTCCTCTGCTTCCTTCACGCCATCCTTACCCACAACCCCTCTATTTACTTTATTGCTCCCTATTTCAAACAAGCAAAAGAAATCCTTTGGGCAACGAGAAGAATTCAGCATTTCGCTCCCTGGTTAGTTCCCAGAAAACCAAATGAATCGGAGCTCCGACTTCCAGTCATTAACGACGGATTTATTAAACTTGATGGGGCCGACAATATCGACACCGCTCGAGGCTTTACACCGTCTCTTGTCATTTATGACGAGTACAAAGACTTTAAGCCAGGATTCCACACCGCCATGGAACCCAATCTCATGGCTCGAAAAGCTCAACTCGTCGTCTTTGGCACGCCTCCAGAGTCCGAAACTGAATACTTTGAGCTCGCCGATATCGCCAAAAGACACGGCACATTCTTCCAAAAGCCAACCTCGGCGAACCCCTATATCGATCCCATATGGCTAAAAGAGAAAAAGGCTGAACTCATTGCTCGAGGCGAAGAGGATGTGTGGGCCAGAGAATACGAAGGTAGATTTGTAAGAGGGGGATCTCGATCTATCTTCCCGATGTTTAATAAAGAAAAGCTTGTTCAACCTCATGAAAAAGTAATGGAAGAGGTGCTCGCCACCCTTCACAAGCTAGAGCTTCTGTGTGTTTCGGATCCAGCGACAATTTCCACCTTTGGTGTGCTCTTCCTTGCCCTTAATCGATACACAAAAACTATTTATGTCCTGAAAGATATTTACGAGAGCAACCCTCAAAAGACCTCTGTAGACGGTATCGTGCCTCAAATCAAAGAGTTCACGTCGAGCATCCCAGGCAACTGGGACTATGTATCCGATGAAGCCGCTGCCTGGTTTATCAATGAAGCTTCTCAGAGATATAACCTTCATATCTTTCCCACGAGTAAAGCTCAGAACAAAAAAGAAGTGGGTCTCGCTCAGTTTAAAGATATCTTGCTCGCAGATAAGTTGATTGTTTCGGATCAAGCTCCAAACTTTGTTTGGGAGTGTGAAAACTACGTAAAAGATCAGAGAGGCAATATTCCGAAGGAGAAGGATCATTTAATAGACTGCGCTAGGTATAGTCTTGGATTCTGGAACTACGATTTGAACTCTCGGAAAGAAAGAGAGTCTATCGAGCGGCAAAATCAAGAACAGAAGCGTTTTTATACCATGGATGAGGATTTTCCTAAAGCGTTCGGTGAACCTAATGATTTACTTGAGGCTGAGTTTTTGCAAGAAGTAGAATCTGATTGGGAGGAGGCCCTACAAAATGATTGGTGAAGTTGCACTTGGTTTATCTCTTGTCGCTACCGGAGTCTCTGTCCTTGCCCTGGGCTTCGGGTGCTATGCGTTAGTCAAAACCGTCGCTATGGAAAAGTCGACCCACACAATTCAGTGGAAAGATCCTTTTGCCGAGGAAGAGCTTCCGACGGATGAAGAGCTTAATAAAAAGCTACACGAAGATTTTGAGGTCCAGCAAAAAAGTTCAAATGATTCAATGTTTGAATATGAACGCCAAGTGCTTCCATGACATACTAGCCTTTTAAAGGGGGGAATTCATTGTCACTCACTTTCGATGATCTAGAACAAGCCACAGCGCCTTATGGTGATTCTGATGATTCCGATGTTTATAAGCCATTCTGGGCCATAGCCGATCAGGGGGACGAAAAAGTCCTCAACTGGTTAAAGTTTAATCTTTCCAATTTAAAGCGAAAGTCGATCGATCGAGTAGAAGAGTACCGATCCAATGTGGCGCGCTACAAAAATCTTTATTATTACGACCTCGATCAAAGGGAAGGTCGAAACTCTAGGGACTTTGTTTCCGGCTCTCCGATTAACAGGCGCTATCAAAAGGTTTCGGCCAATCACTTAAGGGATCTTGTAAATGCAAGGGTGGCAAGGCTCACTCGGTTTAAGCCTGCGATTGCTGTGGTGCCACCAACGAATGAGAATGCAGATGAGCTTGCCGCTAGTATGGCCAAGCGATGGATTGATTATTTATGGAACAAAAACAAGATAGAACAATTAAATGCTCGTCATGCAAAGAACGCTGATCTTCTAGGAGATAGCTTTATATGGCCGAGTTGGGATCCGGACAAAGGACCAATCGATCCCGATTATTTGGATGATGAAGAGGTTCAGGCAGACATTGACGGCGAGGATATAAAGCTCGATGGCAAGCCTCGAATGGGAGATGTGGCTTTTAAGTTGGTTCGAGCGGACTACGTTCATTTCGAGCCCAAAGAAACTTATGAAGATGCGAGTTATTGCTTTATTGAGGAGTATGAAGCCACAGAAGCTTTAAAAAAGGATTTCCCTCGTTCGGCTGGGGACATCAAGGTCGAAGGTGATTTAAGGCGATTTGATTTTGAAAGCTTTAAAGAAGAGACGCTCCCCTACTCCACTCGAAAGATTACGTTTTATCATAAGCCGACTAAGCACTTTCCTCGGGGGGTTGAGGTTGTTTTTACTGTCAACACTCTTCTCAGGCAGAGAGACTTCCCATATCTTGATCACAATGATCCGGAAGAGACTTTAGAAATTGGGTTGCCTCTGGTTCGATATACCTCTGACGAAGTGGTGGGTGAGCAAAGAGGGATTTCCTTCGTTCGCTTTATTAGAAACCTTCAAGATATTTATAACTCTCTTACGACGATGATTGTAAGAAACCAGCTGTTAGCGGCGCATCCAAAATGGATCATGCCAGCGGGGGCTGCGAATCTAAAGTCTTTGGGTAACGATATGACAGTGGTGCAATACAAAGGCCCCACACCTCCACAGCTAGTGACGTTTAATACGACTCGATCAGAGACATTTGATTTTCGAGATAAGCTTCGAGAAGAAATGCAGCAGCTTTCTCTTGTTTATGGGAATTCTCGAGGAGAGCCGCCTCCAGGGGTGAAGTCGGGTGTGGCGATACAGTTCTTAGCCGAACAAGAGCAAGAGCGTTTTAACGAGCAGGTTGTAAAATGGCAGCAATACATCGTGAACTTAGCGGAGTGGACAGTTCGTTTAATCGGATTGCACTACGACAAGGACGACAAAAGAAAGATTCAGATTATTGGAACTGAGACTGGAATGGACGGCGAGGTTTTAGAGTTTGATCCGGAAGTGTTTAAGCGCAAGTTTAATATCCGAATTATGAACTCCTCTGCTCTTCCAGAGTCTAAAGCGGCCCGCATTCAAACGGCTTTGGATATTCGAGAGATTGCTCCGAATGTGATGAGTGACGAGGATTTAGTCGAGGTTCTGGATATTGGTAATGTTCACAAGCTAAAAGCCAAGATCACCGTGAATAAGCAAGCGGCAGATTTTGAGAATCAGGTTATGAAAGAGGGTCATTCAACAGAAGACCCAGCTCCTTATGAAGATCATTTGGTGCATTATGATCAGCACTTAACGACCATGATGGACAAGGGTTATCACAAATGGCCTAAGGCGAGAAAAGAATCGTTTCAAGATCATGTGATGGCGCACGAAATGTTTATGTATCGGATTTCTAAGAAGTCGGAAGCCTATGCGCAAGAGATCGCCGCTCGCTTCCCAAGCTTTCCATTGTTCTTCCCAATTGAGGAGCTCGAAGGTGTACTGCAAGAAGAATCAGGAATGGTTCAACCAGTGACGTCTCCTGAGCAAGGTTTACCGCAAGCCAATCAGATGCAAGCCCCAATGGAGGGAGTTCCGGCTGAGGAGCTCGCAATGCCCAGCGAGCTACCTCAACCCGAACCTCTTCCATCAGGAGAAAATGCTGCACCGCTAATCTAGGAGGAACAATGGAATGGGAACAAATCAACCAACGGAGATACATGGCAACCTATCCACGGCAGAGATGGGAGAAATGTTCTTTGATGATATCCAGACTTCGAAACCTGCGCCTGAGCGAATTCACTCAGAGCCCAAAGAAAAGCTGCCCTCCGAAAAAGCCGAAGAGCTAGACCAAGCCGAAGAAGAAATCAAAGAGCAGGAAGAAGAGGCTCGGGAGGATTCTGAAGAGGTTGAGGAAGAGGCTGAAGAAAAGCCAAAGAAAGCCGCAAAGAAATTTAAGGTGGGTGACGAAGAGATCGAGCTATCCATTGACGCGGTTGTGCCCCATAAGGTTGACGGTAAAGAGGTAGAGGTTACGGTTGAGGAGCTCTTAAACAATTACGCAGGCAAGCAGGCTTGGGATACAAAGTTTAACGAGCTTGAGCTGCAAAGGCGCAGCTTTTCTAAAGACAAGGCCCAGGTTCAAGATTTAGTGACGCGGTTTTACGATAAGGCCAACTCCAATGATCCTTTGGGTGCCATTGCTGTGGTCGCGGAAGCTTCTGGTGTTGATCCGGCGAAGTTCTTAAGAGAGTTTCGAGGCAATATTTTTAAGATGATTCAGGAGCATGGAAAAAAAGATGCTCAAGAATTAAAGCTTTTAGAGTATCAAGAGAATGAGAAAACGTATGAGCAGATTGCGAAGGATCGAGCAGAGCGTCAAACCCATACTCAAAAGCAGGCTAAAATCAATGCTGAGGTTCAAAAAGTTGTAGACAGCACTGGTGCGACCAGAGAACAGTTGTATACTATATATGAAGAGTTAAAGAATCAGGGACATAATGATCTTACACCTGAGCGGCTAGGTTACGAGTATGTAACTCGACAGCGCGAAAGTAAGGTAGTCGGTATCCTACAGTCTGTAGACCCTAACCTGGATAATGAAACATTCAAAAAAGTAGGCTCTTATCTTTATAAGCAAGCAGAACTGAACCCGGATTTTTCGGACAGTGATTTGCAAGATATAGCTAACACTTTGTTGGATGCAGGGAAAACGCAACACAAGCAAGCCAAGAAGAAACGTCTTGGGGAGAAGTTGAAGAAGACGGCTCCGGAGCGTGTTGTAAAAAAAGAATCAAGGCCATCGGGAAATGAACCGATGTTTTTTGATGATTTATAAACATTATTCAAAATAAAAAGGGGAAAGTATGGCTACTTTTAGTCTTACAACTGCCGCCAACATCTTTAAAACAAAGTTTGGAAAGCTGGCAGACAATACCTACAACTCATACAACGTCACTCTAGGTCGAGTAGACAAAAAGTATGATTTCGTAGGTGATCAAGTATTTGTGTCACAACCGTTAAGTTATGCAGGGGGTGTAGGTTCTGGATCTCTGCCCACAGCTGGTGTAGCGGACTATGGCAAAGCTCTTATTCTGGCAAAAAAAGTTTACGCTCGAATGGAGTATGACCGAGAAGCGATTAAGGCTTCGGCTACTTCTGAAGGCGCTTTCATTGAGGGTGTAAAAGAAGTTACTCAAAAAGGCGTTGAGTCTTTTATGAGAAACATGTCTCGGATTTGGTACAACGATGGCTCCGGACTTTTAGGTGTAATTGATACTGGTGGTGTTACCGGAACGAATCCTTATGTGATTGATATTTCCGCAGCAAGTTGGAAAGAAGCAAACTTTGAGGAAAACGATCTTGTAAACATTGAGACCGCAAATACTGATCTTTTTGAGATTACTGCGGTTGATCCTACAAATCAGCAAATTACTGTCAATCGAATCAGTGGATCTCAAACACCCGCATCAGGTGATGAAATCTTTATGCAAGGCTCTGAGGATAATGATCCTTTAGGTCTTAAGGGAGTTGTAGATGCTACCAATGGTTCGCTATACAATATTCCAGTTGCACGACGATGGCAGTCAACAAAAGTTGATGCTTCCAGTGCCGGTATTACGACTGACTTGATGAACCAAGTCATGATTGAGGTGGAGAGAAAGACAGGCAAAGCGCCTAACTTGATCACGACTTCTTACAAGCAATACCGAAAAATCTTAGACCTTCTCGAAGATCAAAAACGATACAATGTCGAGCCTCGCGCTAAAGATCTTAAGGGTGTGGTTAGCTTCAAAGGTATAGCTTTCATGAGCTCTATTGGAGAGGTGCCTATCGTACCTGAGAGATTTGTAGAGGATGACCGCGTTTACTTCTTGAATGACAAATACCTTTGCACCCATCACCGACCTGACTTCGGTTTCTTCGATGATGACGGCACGGTATTCCTCCGTAAAGCGGATGATGACAAGTACGAAGCCCGATACGGCGGATACTTGCAAAACTACATCGTTCCAACCTTCCAAGGTGTCTTGGACGGATTGGCTTAGCGGCAATGGGGTGGGGGCTCTCTTCGGAGGGCCCTTGCTTTTTTTAGGAGGTTTATATGTCTAATTTAATTGGTGCACAAACTAGAGAAGTGCGAAACATGCAGCGCGGTCCACGAATGATTGCGGCTCAAATTGATGGAACAGGAACAGCGGCTCTTTTAGTGGGCTCTGCTCGAGAAGTGGTTTTAACGGATAACGATACGGGTGATTATACGTTAGAGGTATCGAGTCCGTTTGCAAGAGAGCCAGTCGTTGTTGCCACTCCAGTAGGGGCTGCGGGTGACGTGGTGGTTACTCTTGGGACTGTTACCGCTTCATCCATTCAAATCTTAGCTTGGGACGGAACCGATGGAACCACAGCAAAAGATGCAGATATTCATGTGATGATTATGGGCTTTGATGCCGAGGATGAGATTTAATGGCGAGCACGCGCGTTGTTAATATTCCTACGACAGTAGTCACAGCGAATGGGACGACCTTATCGGATGCAGTAGAGTTGAAATCTTCTTTTGTTGATATTACGGTTTTTAACGTCATTTCAGCAAGAACAGATGGCACTCTTACGGTAACGATTCAAACGTCGGATTCTCTAGATGGCCCATGGGCAACTTGGTTTGCCGGTCTCGGCATAACCACGGTTACCGGTCAATTTTCATATCCTGGGATAACCGACCCAAGCACTGGGGCTCTTTTTATGAGAATTTCCGCAGTCGCAACTTTGGTCACTAGTGGCTTTACTTTTCGATCTTCTGTTTTTACCAGGACAGTTAAATAAGGGGGGGGATGTGGGCATAAAACAGCACGCCTATATCCCCTCAGTTCAAAAGATATCGGGCACCAGTCTTACGACGTCTTATCAAGAGATGGCAACTTTTGATGATGATTTGTTTCAGCTGCTTATTCTCAATTCTTGTAATCGACCCATAGTTATTAGTCTAGATGGCGGTGTGACAGATCAGTTTGAACTGGACGGAGATGATTTGATTCTTGATATGAGAGCCAATCAAATTGCCATCGCAAGGCCGAGCATTCAGATCAAAGCTTTATCGGAAATTCCTACAAGCGGTTCGGTTAGAATTTCCGCTGTAGAGAATAGAGCGGGGAGGTCTTACCTATGAGCGGTGTTAGTTCTTCCTCCAATATTCAAATTAATGTGGATACAGACGAAACCAAGTTTCGAGCTGATTTGGCTTTATCAAATTCGAATGCGGTAAGAGCGATTGCTGAGGAAGCTAAGGTTGTGGCTGAGGATGCGGAAGTGTTGTCGGAAGCTGCTGAGAATAAGTCAGATTATGCCTATGCAGCTGCACAAGCATCACGTTCGATTTCAGAACACGTTTTAGAAAGAATTGAAACATTAGAAAATGAACTGAATTGCTTTGCTCAAAGAGAGTCAAATTGGCTGAGCTATCAAGTTTTCACATAAGAGGTATTTATGGCGTCTACAATTACAAAAGTTGTTTTATCTGGTTCTACAAATGGTCGAAACATTGAAGTAGCTGCAACAGCCACGGCTGGAACTTTAATTCACACGGCTTCTGCTTCGGCATTAGATGAGATTTGGATTTATGCGACAAACTCTAGCACGTCGAATGTCAAACTTACGATTGAGTTTGGAGGCGTAACGGACGCCGATGACTTAATAGAAAAAACAATTCCTGCCGAAGACGGTTTTAAGCTCATTATTCCAGGGCTTCTTTTAACCAACAGCTTGGTGGTTAGGGCTTTTGCGGCAACGACGAACGTGATTAACATCAACGGATTTGTAAACAGGATAGCGTCTTAGTGTCTTTAGCTTCTCAATATCAAGATTGGAGCGATGCTAAAAAGCTCGCAGCAAAAGCAGCTTCGGAATATTTTAGAGATAACATCGTTTCTATTTTGAATTCGTCGCTCAGTCTTGATTTAGAAGTTCAAGTTTTAGATGTTTTGTTGGCAGGAAGTTTTGGCTCGCGACCTGGATATGGATCAATAGCAAGTGATTTTGATGTGCTGCTTGTTTTAAGCAACGATAGCGTTCCTAAATCTAAGCAATCAATTACTCTAATTAGAAATGTGTTTAATACTCAAATGATGTCTAGAGGCTTTGAGCACGTATCAAACGTGTTTCCTATCATTTGGCAGGAAATTAAAGATAGAACCAACTACGAAGGTTCTTTAGACGATGTGACAGCAACTTCTTTAATTGACGGAAAAGAATTTATAGACGCGTCTGATTTTCATGCGGAGAGATTTGCTTGAGTGTTGTAAGAATGCCAAGAGTTTCTGGAAGGCCAGAAGTTTTTAAAAGCATATTTTTGCTTCCTCAAGAAATAGAAGAGGTCAGCACAGGCTCTTCAAGTTATTTGTTTCCAATATCAAGCCTTTTAAATACTGCTGACCCAATCGAAGACATAGCAATTGCTGAGTTTCTTAAGAGCGACATTAACCTTACGAATACTTTGTTGTTAAAAAAGTTTGCTTTTGGAGGGCCTTCCGAAGCGGAAATTTTGGGTTTGCGGTTTCAAGCAAGGTGCTTGTCCTCAAGTGGTGACGATTCTGGTGCAAGCGTAGATGGGTACACAGTTGATTTATTGCCATTGTTGGGTAGTAATTTTGGTTCAGGTTCAAGCTTGTCAGTGCCGAAAGCGGGCTTTTCAGATAGTTCAAGTCTTTCTACTGTGATTTTACCGCTTGAGAGTACAGTTGATTTTTTTTTAGACTTAACTGGTTTTACAAACTCACTAGGAAACACATCATTTTTTCCAGAAAGGGTTTCTGGGCAAAATGTTTTAGACGGTTCATTTCGTTTAAGATTACAAATTACTAGTTCTGCACAAGCAGCGGCAGAAGATTCAAATGTCAGACTGGCAGGCCTATCAACCTCATTTTATTTTTT